ATGAATGCCGAGAATGAGGGTAAAGTATTCTTGTTTAGATACGGTAAGAAAATCTTTGAAAAGATTGAGAGTAAAATGAATCCTGAGTTTAAGGATGAGACACCAATTAACCCATTTGATTTTTGGTCTGGTGCTGATTTCAAACTTAAGATTCGCAAAGTAGAAGGGTATGCAAATTATGATAAGTCAGAGTTTGCTACACCTGCACCATTGTTTGATGGTGACGATGCTAAACTTGAAGAAATTTGGAAACAACAGCATTCACTTCAAGGTATTCTAGCTCCAGAGAACTTTAAGAGTTATCAAGAGTTAGAGTCACGTTTTAATACTGTGACTGCCAGTAGTGGTAGTGATTATAATGAAACGATTGAGGAAACTGCTGAGGTTGATGTTCCTTCTACAGATGCGTCAGAAGATTCATCTTTGGAATACTTCAAGAAGTTAGCTGAACAATAATTAATATTGGGGGGAGTGTTTTGTTATAATGGTGCATAACCATTAGTATGCTGGTATCTACTCGCAGGAGCTCCGTGATACTTAGTGAAACCGTTTCGGTACACTTCCCCCTTTATTTTTTATAATGGTACTGGTGATTTTGCAGTAGGTGACATTACCAGTGGTTGTGTATTATTGCTAACAGTTGTAGTTGTTGGAGAACTTACAATTACTGGTGCTGCATTACTTGTGATCTTTCCTTCTGCATTTTCTCTATGTAAATTATTCATAGCATCTGTTCGACTTTGTGGATTAGTTATTGGAGTAATATCTACCCTTTCTCTCCCCGCCTCCCCAGCAATAAATCCAGTAGCCTCATTTACCCAACCATGAAAACCTTTAGCAGCTTTATGAATATGAAAATGATCTCCTGTGGCCCTTGTTCCAGTTGAGTTACTTTGACCAGCTTCCTCCTCTTGCATGAACCATCCTGCTTGATTGAAAGTAGTAGATAAGTCAGCTGCAATAGCTCCTTTCTTGTCACCTAAACCTCTTGATCTTAAATCAAATCCCATTCCATGTGCGTGAGATGAATTTGGATTGTATAATTCATGATTTTTATCTCTTAATCCACTAACAAATGTTGGCTTCTTTCCATGTTTATTATAGATGCTCCATATTGCTGATTCAACACCTTTCCTTCCTTCTGGACTCATTTTATTCCATTTAACCCCTCCCATATCAGTAGTTCCGCCATCATCTGGTATCGAAGTTGTTGCTCCACCATCATTACCGGAAAACATACTAGTAATTGCTCCCGTAACACCTGTTTTGAGATTACCGCCATTAGATTTACCACTATTCTTAAGACGTATTCGTTCCATGGCAGCATCTTTAGTCTTTTTCTTCCTTGCTCTTTTCGCTCGTTTCTCTTGAAGCCACTCCGGTGTGAAGCTTCGTCGCGATTTTGATGTTCTTCGTTTACTTTCTTTTGGACTTTCTTGTGATCCCTCATCTTCTTCATCATCTCCACCGAATGATGATTTAATATCTCCCCAAAAAGCCTTTGCACCTTTTACGAATCCCGCTACTACCTCTTTGACAATTGTAACAGGATTTATTTTTCTAATTAAATTTGCTATTTTTGTCCACACCTCTTTAATAACTATAGAATATTCTTTCATAATATTTAATGGTGTAATTTTTTCTTCTGTTTTTTTATCTTTATCAGGATCAATCCAATTTGCAAAAATACCAGCACCATGACTCCTTAACCAACCGGCAAGTTTGCTCCTTAAATCTGCAAATGTTAACAAGTCAAATATTTTTCCCCACATTCCAGAGTATATTGCCCACATTTCTCCAGCAAAACCACCCCATGTGAATTCAGTTGGTGGGTTTTCTGTATCAGCACGTTTAGGGTCAAGCCAATCTGCAATCATCCCTGCGCCAACACTTCTAAGAAAATTACCAACTATTTCCTGAGCACCATCCACTATGCTACTTGCAAATTCTTTAATTTTATCTATTCCGTTTGTTATTCCTTTCCATATATCCTTAAAAGACTTGACTATATCATCCCAATAAGCATATACCATTATACCAAGAGCAATCCCAACTAATATGCCCCATCCCCACGGGCCCATAGACATTAAACCTGTTACAACTCCTCTCCCAACTTGCAAAAGGTATGTTCCAAAACTACCCAATCTACCAATTAAACTCTTAAACCAACTACCACCAGCTTTTGGTTTTGGTGGAGTTTTACCAGTTCTTGGCCCTACCTTTTTTGCATTCGCAGCTCGGTCATTTGACATTTGCAGTTGTTCTGGTGTCGAGGCACCAACTGCTTGTAAATCTCGAATGCCACCGAGCATTTTTCCTCCAGCAAGACTTCTAAGACCAGCAGCTTTAGAAAACATCCAACAAGCTACATTAAATGCGGCAATAGGTGCAATTAAGCTTGTCAATGCTACAACTAGTGCTGATCCTCCTATAAGTTTATCAAACCACCCTGAATTTGCTCCAAATAAACCGCCTTGAAGTTTTCCGCCATCTTTGAAACCTGTTGGGTCATTTTCATCTTTTTCCTTTTTACCAAAAATCATACCGACCATCGGTTTAAGAAACCATTTCCAGATTTTTTCCAGAACATATCCAATTACTTTAAATGTTGACTGAAATATTTGTTTTAATGTGCTCCAAGTTTCTTCCCAATCTATTGATTTTAACCATTCAGCTACATCAACAAGAGCTTGTTTTAATTTTGGTAAAACAGTTTTCCATGGCACAAAAATTAAAGAGACAGCTAATAATAATTTCCACCAACTAGCTAGTTTGTTAGCAACTGCTTTTCCTGCCTTAGCAGCTATTTTTTGGGATTTTGACATTTTTAGGATACCGTTCATCGCAATCAACGTCTTTTGATCAGTATTCCTTGCAAGTTTAATGGCTCTTTTACCTTCTGATATATCTTCGACTTTTTTTGAGAAAAGACCTCTCATAGTCTTGTTCATACCAGTAAACCCTTTTTTCAAATTACCACCAACACCAGTGGTAATCTTACTAGCAAGATCGGTATTATTTCTCTCTTGAACTTGGTCTTTTTGGTCTTTTTGATCTTTATTCTGTGCCATCAGTTTTAACCCTTGTTTTGTTGTTTAATTCTTGCATTTTCCTCTGTAACATGATTGACTAATAAAGCCATATATACTTCCCTTTCCCATGGCAACATATTTTCTAATTCTGCAAGAGAATAATTGTGATGTTGCATCATAGAAAAATTAGCACTTAACATATTAGATAGAGATTCGTTACAGAGGGCTAGTCGAAAAAAGACTGGAGGCCCTCCAAGACTAGTGGTTCTTTATACCCACATACAACCTTCTTTTTATTTTTGTCACTCTTATTATTAAGACAGTTTAATTCTATTTCATGTTGTAGTTTTGGCATAGTCTCAAAAAACTTAGATAATTTTTGAAATTGGTTATCAGATAATGATTCAAGAAAGTCAACCAGTTCTTGTTCTGTATGATCTTTACTTGAATACATTTTTTCATTATCATAAATATAATCAATACATAATCTTATTGTCATGAATAACTGTTCTATTTGATTTTTTTCCTGTGAACTTTCAAGTAATACTTGTAGAGCCATATTTGGGTATTTCATCATAACACCAAGTTCTTCATTTACTTGAATTTTTTGTTCATGTTTATCATTTCTATGAATCTTAACATCTTCAATATTGAATGATAAAGGTATTGCTCCTTCACACTTAGGACACTTATAATTCAATTCAATTTTTTCACCTTTGGCTCTTGCTCTCAACCATAGAAATATATATTCAATATCGAACATAGGTAATCCATCTATCTCCAGATCATTATACACACAACTTTGTATAACATTCTTTGTTGCTGTCATTATTTGTTTTGTATCTTCGCTCTCCATAGCTAGAAGAAGTATTTTTTCTTCTTTAACAAGAAAAGGTCTATACTTTATTTCTTCTCCAGTTGAAGGCAATTTCAAACTATACTCTGGTAATGCAATCTTTGGTAATCCCATTTCATTAACTCCTTAATATAAAATGATATTGTTATTAATTATTTATCCTGCCAGGTTTTCAGATGAGCTACTTGTTTTTTTAGAAACTCATTCGGATCAACCATAACTTCTTTATCATTATCATTATCTTTCCAATGTACAAATTCTTGTGTATAATGTCTATATGTCATGGTAATACTTATAGTCATAACAGTATCAGTAGTACCATAATCTAAATTTACAGCCGATAAACTTTTTGGATATGCGTCATGTAATTTTGTGGTTAAAACAGTTTCTTGTTGTCTATCTAAATTTTTAATTTCTACTGTACCTACATAATCATTATAAAACCCTACATGATTATCCTCTGGACGAACTATAATCTCCATCCAGTTTTGAAAAAACTTTATTTCTTTCATGTCTACATTAACATAGAATCCAAGAGTAACATCTTCGTATAATTTTTGATAGGCTATACCTCTATATGATTTATCTCTATCTACTGTAGCAATTGATAAGCCTGGAATATCAGCTTGAAAGCAGTTAAATACTAATCTGCTTTTGAAATGACCATTTATCTTTACCTTTTCTTTAGGTGTTATACTCACCTCAAATAGATTTGGTCTAGCAAAAGAATTCATCTTACTAGTGAAATCGAATATACTTTGTTTAGCCATTCCCAGCACTCCCGTTATAAATACTATTAACCATATAATGTATTTATAAGACTTTTATGAAAAAATATCCCAAAGTTGGAAAATATAAGGTACGAAATAAAGAGAAATATGTAGGTAAACTCCATGAATGTGAACATAGATCACGTTGGGAGCTCATCTATATGAAGTATTTAGATAGTAATTCTAACGTCATGGAGTGGGGCTCTGAAACTGTCATTGTACCATACTATAATCCAGTAGAGAAACGTACTAGACGGTATTTTGTGGATTTTTATGTTAAAGTAATGACAAGAACGGGTATGATTAAAAAGTACATGATAGAGATAAAACCTTATAACCAGTGTTTTCCTCCAAAGAAACCTCAAAGACAAACAGCTGCCTATAAGAATAAGATTAACACCTATGTAGTAAACCAATCCAAATGGAAAGCTGCACAGAAATATGCAGATAAACGTGGATGGGAATTTGTAGTTATTACAGAAAAAGAGTTAGGAATTAAGTAAATCTCTTATAAATACATACAATGGCTACTAAATCAAAATTGAATACAATAGAGGGAGATAGAGCTTCTGTAATACTATCAGGAAATATGTATTATTTCAAGTATATTGCTGAACCTACAAATGAGTATTATGATAAGTTTCCTCTTGTTTTTGTTGTAAAGAAACGTGGAAGGTTATTTGAGGGTATTAACTTTCATTATATGTATAAGGAACATAGAGCACAATTACTTGAAGATATTAACCCTTTTTTGGATGAGGATGAAATATCAGAAGATACTAGGTTAAGAGTCAAATCATTTAGACAAATAATAATGAGAGCAAGAAAGTATCGTTTTGCCAAGGCAATCTATCATAGGTATAGAATGGAAAATATAAGATCAAAAATAATTAAAATATCACCTCTTAGTTGGAATGATGTTATTATGGAGGATGCAGAAAAGTTTATAATGGGTGCTGGTGGTAAGAAAAGGAGTGCGAAGGTATTTAGGGAAACTCTGTTGAAAACTAGGAGAAAAGTATAATGGCTAGAGCATTATTTTTAAATGATCTCGGAGATAAAACTCTGAAAAATGGTGTCATGGTAAGTGATACACTAATATTTCCGCAGGATATGGAAAATAAGTTTTTTCCAGAAGCTATTAAGTTTAGTATCTATAAAAGATCAGGTGTCTCTTATAAGAATATAAAAAAGAAAGTTAAGTCATCAACTGCTCAGGTTATGTCCACAACTGGAAACAAGGAGAACGAGAAAAAATTAGAGGAGTTAGAGGACGAACTAACTTTTTTCGGTGACAATTCACCAACAGAGCAGAAAATTGAAGAGTTGAAGGCTAAGATGGCAGATGATGCTCAGGCTACGAAAAAGAGGGTAGACGCAATGGCGGCTGGGGCTAAAAAGTTCGCGAAAGATGTGAAACAAGACTTTGACAACTCAAGACTGGAGGAGGAACACGACGCTGACCAGCATATAAGAAGTATTTATTTGAATATGCCAGAAAGTGTTGCATTTAGTGAACAGGTTGAATGGCAAGGGGCGGACTTAGGGGTATTAGGTGCTGCTCTTAAAGGTGGAATTGAAGGTGCTGTGGAATATGGTATATTAAGTGGCGCAGGAACAGCAATAGGTGGTGGTGTTGGAGCTCTCACTAATTTAATACCAGGCGTTAGTGGTATTGCAGCTCCAATAATAGGTGCAGCACTTGGTAGTGGTTCACTACAATCTGGTCTTGAAAGTACATTTGGTGTTAAGGCTAATCCATACAAAGAACAAACATTTCAGGGAGTTGATTTTCGTTCATTTGAATTTACTTTTACATTAAGAGCTCTTAGTGATGGTGATGTTATTGTTATTCAAGATATTATTAGGTCTTTTAGAGCTCACTCAAAACCATCATTTGAAAGCAAGGGTGAATCTGGTGTGTTTGCATATCCAATGGAATTTAAAATTGATTTTTTAACTATTGATAATACTAATTCTTATGTGACTAATAAATACCTTCCAGAGATAAAATATTGTGTCTGTACTGGTGTTAATACAAATTTTACACAGCAGGGTTGGCAGTCATTTGAAGGTGGTGCTCCAGTTGATATATCATTAACTCTAAGCTTTCAAGAAACAGAACTTGTTACCTCAGAAGATGTTATGGGTAATACACAAGTCGGTAAATTTAAAGAATCAGGGAGAAAGTTCTAATGGCATACTTTGAATACTTTCCATCTATAGGTTATGATGTTCGTGGTGATAAGAATAATTCACGAATTCAATTAATAACCAATGTCCTTATAAGGATACGAAAGAAGCTGAATGTTATTAATTCTGCTTTTTTTGAACAATATTTTATTAATGATGGAGATAGAGCAGATATACTTGCACACAAGTTCTATGGTGATTCTACTTTACATTGGGTTGTTTTGTATGCTAACTACATGACGAATCCATATTATGATTGGCCACTAGCATATTATGATTTAAGAAAATATGCTACTAAGAAATATTCTAATATAAATGATATACACCACTATGAAGATGAGGATGGTAATATAGTAGATTCTGTCAATCAGACAGGTGCAAATCCAGAATTACAAAGTGCAGTGGCTGGTGCTAAACCTATTACTAATTTTACTTATGAAGAACTATTGAATGATGAAAAAAGAACAATCAATATTATAAGATCAGAATATATACCACAAATCTTAAAAGAATTCAAGCAATCTATATAAGAATAATATTATGTCAAAACAAGTTAATGCAGCTGATGTTACTGTAAAACAATTAGAGATTCGTGGTGCTAGTGGTAGGTATGACTTATATCCTCATATGCAAGAGTTAAGCATATATGAGGATATTTTTCGTCCAGCTTTAACTGCAAAAATAGTTCTATCAGATTCACATAATGTACCATACAAATTACCTATTGTTGGTGAGGAAACTGTTGATATTGATATAGCTCTTACTGGATTTGGAGATGGTCATGAATCTGAAACATATAGTATTAAACCTCCTCCACTTCATGTCAACTCATTAAATGCAAGGGGTTTAATAGACCCTAGACAAACAAAAGCACAAAGGTATACATTAGATTTAATATCAGAAACATATATGAGTAGCCTTCACTCTAAGGTATCAAAATCTTATAATAATAAAAAGATTAGTTATATGGTTTCAGATATTTATCACAAGTATCTTAGTGATGATACAACTGGATTATTTTCAGAACCTACTGAGAGAACTGAAAGTGTTATTATACCAAACTTAAGTCCTCTTAAAGCTATTGAATGGTTATCCAAACGAGCAATACCTAATGAATCTAATGGTATCAATTATGTTTATTTTGAAACAGTGAGAGGTTCATTTTTTATGAGTCTAAATACATTAGTGGATAAACCTGCTATATTTACTTTTGTCCAGAGAGCAAGAATAGATGATTCTACAGGAGTAGAAAACGCATCAAAGGGAATTATAAAAATTAAAGATTTTAAATTCATAAAGCAATTTGATAAAAAAGAAAATACTCAAAGAGGTGTGTATGCATCTAAACTCATTACACATGATATTGTTAGAAAAAAAATAGTTCAACATGAATATGGTGGATTTAATAGTTGGTTTTCTCTTAATCATTGTGGGCAATTTCCTCCACTATCAAATTCAGATGTTGAGATTCGCTCATCACAAGTAGCAAGAACTACCTATGCACCCCCTTCTGATAATAATGGATATCCAATAACTACTGAACGAAACTTAAGTAGTATGATTGATAGTAGGGTAGAGTTTTATCCTAAGCATGATAATATGTATTCTATGAATGGTGTTGATAACTATGATAATAATGTAGAAAATTGGAAATTAAAAAGAAATGGACATATGGGTATATATGATGGAATAAATATTCTTTTAGAAGTAAGTGGTAACTCTGCTCTGCGTGTTGGAATGACAGCTAATGTATATCTACCATCACCAGAAACTACTGACAAGGATAAAAAAACTGATGCAGTTGATGATAAGTTTCTTTCTGGAAAATACATGATTACTGCTATTCAACATATTTTCACAAGAATAGAGGAAAAGATAGCATATAATATGAAAGTGGAAGTAAGTAAAGATGGTCTGGAAGAGCACGTTCCGACAAGATTATCAAGAAAGGAAGATTAATTATGTTCGGTGAATTTGTTTGGTGGCAAGGTGTTGTAGAGGATAGACTAGATCCATTGATGTTGGGTAGATGTCGAGTACGCATACTTGGATATCATACTGATAATAAAGTTGAAGGTGTTGGTATACCTACAAACCATTTGCCTTGGGCAACACCAAGTCAGCCAATTACATCTGCAGCTATGAATGGTATTGGTACTACACCTATGGGCCCAGTAGAGGGTACATGGGTATTTGGTTTTTTTCGTGACGGTGAGAACGCACAAGAACCTGTAATGATGTCAACCTTTGGTGGTATACCAGAGAAAGGTGCAGATACTAAACTTGGATTTAATGACCCTTCTGGTAAATATCCAAGAGCAGGTGATTTAAATATACCAGATACACATAGATTAGCTACTGGTGATGGCCATCCTGTTGTTGGTACTGAAAATGGTGAAGATGCAGAATCATTAAGATATAAAAGAAAATCAAGACACAAAAGAGTACCTACTGCTCTAGCTGGAGATATGTCAACATCTATACCTCATACAGATGATTCTGCACTTTATGAGACTACACTATGGAATGAACCAAATCCTAGATATGGTGGAACGGAGATTAGTGATACAAAATATTTAGATTCTATAAAAATGTCCTCAGTGTATCCATTCAATCATGTTCGAATGAGTGAGTCTGGTCATGTTGAGGAGTGGGATGATACAGAAGATGCAGAAAGATTACATAGATATCATAGAAAAGGTACATTTGAAGAAATACAGCCTGATGGTACTAGGGTAGTTAAAGTAGTTGCTAACGATTATGAAATCGTTATTGGTAATAAAGATGTCCTCATTAGTGGTGCGTGTAATGTAACTATTGAGGGGGATTGTCGTATGTTATATCAAGGAAGTCTGGTACAGGAAGTTTATGGTGATTATCATTTGAATGTACATGGAGATAAGAGAACTAAAATAACTGGTAATGAAGTAACAGAAGTTCTAGCTGATAGAAAAACAGTAGTGAATGGAAATGATGATTTATATATTGCATTTGATCAAATCCTAAATATTGGTGATGATAGAACTATAAATATAGGTAGTGCTGGTAAAAAACAAGATGGTGTTACTGATAAGACAGGTAATTGTTCAGAAACCATTACTGGTACTTTAACAGAGATAACACATGGAACAATGTTTACTATGGTAAATAAAAATACTACAATGGTTACATCTGGAAATATTGACATAACATCTATTGGTGACATGGGATTATCTACTAATGCTAATTTTAACCATACTGTAAATAGCAACTCAACACATCAAATATCTGGAAGTTCTACAATAAATGTTAGTGGAAACTCATCAATAAATGTTGGTGGTACATTCCAGAAAAAACTCAATGGTGCTGCATTTGAACACTATGCTAGTACATTGGATGAACGACATGATAGTGTCTATAAAGTATATACAGGTAGTGATGTCCATAGTTATAGAGAGGGTGGTACTGATTACGCTAACCCTGTTCAAAGAGGTTCATCAGAAGCAGCTCAACAAGCACAAGGAGTATAGTAAATGGCCTTTGAATTACCAGAATTTGAAATACCAAAAACTTGTGGAGTAGATTTAAATTTAAATAATCTCAAGGGTGAACTACAAGCAAGAGCACAGGCCATGTTAAATATTGATTTAGGTACACCTGCTGGACTTCAAGCAATGGCTGATAATATAGAAGGTGAACTTAATATACTTAAAGATAAGGTATCTGCAT